ATACTGAATGGTTGGTATTCTTAGATATTGACTACACGCTACAACCAAGTCATTTACATAAATTGAAAAACGATCCCCTTGACTCTGATACATGGTATGAAATGAATGCCAAGTTTATGGGTCAGGGGGATTCTTACATGGCATTAAATCAATTTGTTATTACCAGAAATATGTTCTTGGAAGAAGGTGGTTATGATGAATCCTTTGTTCCATATCATCATGGTGATAGAGAACTTCTCAATAAACTCGCCAGTAAATACAATAAGAAGAATCTCGATTGGTTGACTTTGACTTGTCGTAGAGGTGGTAGAAAAGCAATCGTCGACGAAACTGCAAAGATACCAGTATACGATGATGAAAACATGGTATTTTACACACCAAAATTTGATGAGAACTTAATCCCTAAAACCAATGCGAAAATCAATTTCAACTGGGAACAATTATTATAAATAGGGAGTAACATAAGATGGGATCCCTATGCATAGTTTTATAAATTTCCTTACTGAAGCAGCAATTCTGCACATTGAGCATCCTTCCGATAGATTATTCGATGGACCACAAGCAGCAAAGCATGCATTGAGAACTCTGAAGCAAGTGTCTGCTGGTAAAGCACCAAGCATGACTCGTAAGATTGACGACAAGATGTCGTTCAATGTTATTCGTAGAGCAGACGGTAAGGTTGGTGTCAAGTATAAGGGAACTGGATCTTCTTATAACTTTTCTGAGAAAGATATTGACACCCAACATGGTCATAAACCATATCTCGCTCACCCATTAAAACTTCTTCTACAACATCTCCCTAAAGTTATTCCGCATACTCCTGGTGAATATCAGGGTGGATATATGTCGGATCGTGAATCGAGAGAGCACGAGAATGGTAAGATCTCTCATACTCCAAACACAATTAAATACGCTGCTGATGCAGACAGTCCAGAAGGCAAGGCACTAGCGAAGTCTAAAGTCAGTGCCGTAATTCACACCAAAATTACTTCTGCTGGACCAAAACCATTAACTAGCATGGAAGGTTTTGGGCATCACCCAGACGTTCATCTAGTTCCTCACCTAGTGTCAAAAGATCACGCGATTGTTCCAAAGGAATATAAGTCGCCAGCAGATGATCATCTGAAAAAAGCAGAACAGTTGATGGCATCACATGGTCATGAGCATCTTCCTGGACATGAACAAACTCTCCGTCAGTATATCAACTCGACAGTAACAACTGATGAGACTCCATCGGCAGAGGGATATAAAGGTTATCTTCGCAAATGGCATCAGAAGAAGATCGATGCTGTTAAGACTGACAAGGCAAAAACTGCAAAGAAAAAAGTTATGGATGACATGGTTGATCATGTTTCCAAACACCAGCAAGACTTCTATAAGACACTAGAAATCCATCACCATCTGCAACAAGCAACCAATCATCTTTCGAGAGGACTGGATTCGTTTGGTGCGGGTGGTTTCCACACAACTATTGGTGGTGAAGCATCGGGTGGTGAAGGTCACGTCTATAATGGACTGAAGGTTGTTGACCGTGAAGGATTCTCTAAAGCGAATCGTGCGCGCAGCGAAATCTTAAGAGCGAGCAGAGGCAAATGAGCGAAACGCATCACTTAACAATTGGTAGATTTGCTCCTGTTCATGCTGGTCATGCTATGATGATCAATAAGGTGTTGGATGCAGCAAAGCATGACAATGCAAAACACACTATCCTGACAACTGCGACTCATGATGGTAACAAGAATCCTCTGACTCCAGAGCAAAAGGTAAAGCATCTTAAGAGAGCATTTCCTGCTGCGAATGTTGAGGCATTGAGTAAAGGTCATCCTACTCTACTCCACCATCTGTCAAAGTTGCATAGTCAAGGTGTGAAGAACATCGTTGTTCATGCAGGTTCGGACAGAGCACATGAATATCACACACTAATCCATAAGTATAATGATGTCGAAGGTCGTCACGGACACTATAAGTTTGACTCGATCAAAGTTAAGACTGTCGGCAGCGAGAGAACTGATGCCGACGAAGGTGTTGCTGGTGCATCCGCCACTAAGATGCGCAAGGCAGCATCATCTGGTAATGAAAAAGCATTTCATGCTATGGCACCAAGTTCTATGTCAACAACACATAAGCGCGAGATGTATAAAGACGTCCGTCGTGGTATGGGTATAAACGAATCTATTTCCTTTAAACAGTTTCTAGAAAGAATCTAAGATGGCGCAAGTAATCAAACCACATTTGGGTGATCCGCATGAGTTCTTTGAAGTTATCATGCTTGCTGATCAACATGGTAACGTAGTTGATCCATCGAGTCCTGTCGGTATGACTGGTGATGCCTTTGGTCGTCTAAGAACTTCTACACAATTTACATTGTTTGATTCCCAAATGCGCTATCAAGACAATGGTAAATTCAGCACCAGCACTTCTGGTAGTGCATCTACAACGCATAATACCAATGACAGTTGCCTCTCCATGATAGTAACTGGTGCATCTGGTGACAAGGTTGTTCGCGAATCAACAAAAGTTTTCCCATATCAACCAGGAAAGTCTTTGCTGGTTCTTACTACATTCACAATGAATGCAGCAGCAGCAAATCTACGCCAACGTGTTGGATACTTTAGTTCCCAAAATGGTATTTTTCTTGAGCAAGATGGTTCAACGATTAATATCGTAAAGAGATCATATACTGGTGGTTCTGTTTCAGAAAATAGAATCGCACAAGAAAATTGGAATGGACCAGATACTCTAGATGGTTCAGGTCTGTCGGGTATAACACTTGATCTTTCTAAGTCTCAGATTTTCTTCACAGATATTGAATGGTTGGGCGTCGGTTCGGTTCGTTGTGGTTTTATTATCGATGGTAAATACTACATCGTTCACACATTCCATCACGCAAACTCTATCACTGGAACATACATGACGACTGCGAATTTACCAGTCCGTTACGAAATAGAAAATACTGGATCTTCTTCCGCCGCTACGATGAAACAAATTTGTAGCACAGTAATTTCAGAAGGTGGATATCAAGGCATGTCCTCTATTAAAGTTGCTGGTAGAGGCATATCTAATGTTTCGCTGACAACAAGCGGAACATATTATCATGTTGCAAGTATCCGATTAAAATCTTCTAGATTGGATGGTATTGTTTTACCATCGCAGGTCGATCTACTTGCAGAAAGCAATATTAATTATCGTTGGGTGTTACTATTGAATCCGACATTCGCATCAACTCCAACATGGAATGATTATTCAGCAGAAAGTCATGTGCAGTATTCTATCACTGATTCTGAGATATCAGGTGGAACAGTTGTCGGTTCTAATTATATTACAAATGCACAAGGTGCATCTACAGTTGGTGGTCTTGACAACTTCAACCTACAACTAGGAAGAACTTTAGCAGGAGTCAGTGATGTTGTTACTCTTGCAATAACATCGGCATCAAACTCCAAGACTGCCAGTGGGCAAATTGGTTGGTTTGAACTATAAGGAGTAAGTAATGGCAAACTTTCTAACATACCTTAAAGACATGATGTCAGATGGTGGTAATCCATCAACCAAGCGAATGGTTGCTGTTGTTTCAACAATCCTTATCGCCACTGGTTACATTGCTAATCTATTCTGGGGCTACACTATCGAAGAGTTTATCTTCAATGGTGTAATGTATATTGTTATCGGTACTCTTGGTATTACTGGTGTTGAGAAGTTCGCACCAAAGAAACCAACCAAGAAATCTGACGAAGAATAAATATAGGAAACAAGAGGAAATTGATATGTTCGGTATGATCCCATTACCATATAAGTTACTAGCAGGTGCTGCTCTCCTACTCGGAGTATTTGTATTTGGTTATATGAAGGGATCTGCTTATGCTGAAGCAGAACTGCAAAGATTTGCTGCCAAATCTGCAACACAAGTAGCAGAAATGGAAAAGAAAAATGCTGAGATCAGCAATAAAGTAGTTACTGAATATGTCGACCGTGTCAATACAATTAAGGAAAAAGAATATGTCTACCTTGATCGCGCCAAAAACAATGTTCCTAGTCAGTCTGTTATGTCTAACGGCTGGGTGTTCACGCACGACGCTAGTGCCACAGGCAGTGATGCCGACCCCACCCTCAGTTCTGATGCGTCCCCCTCTGGAATTAAAGACAATGAAGCCCTCTTCACCATCATCAACAATTACAACAGATGCATGCAAAACAGTCAACAACTTATCAGTTTGCAACAGTGGATCAACGACAATAAACAGTCCATCGACGAACTGAATAAGAAAGAAAAGAAATGAACGAGGATCTAAGAACTTGGTTTCGTCAGAAGTGGGTGCGAATGGACACCAAGGGCGAGATCAAAGGTCCATGTGCAAGAGAGGATGGCGAGGGTAAACCTAAATGCCTACCTGCTGCCAAAGCAAAATCAATGTCAAAGCAAGATAGGGCGACTGCTGCTCGTAGAAAAAGAAGAGAAGATCCAGTTGCTGATCGTAAAGGTAAAGGAAATAAACCAATCATGGTGAATACAGAAGAATTTATCCCAGAAGGGAACGAACCTACTAACCCAGCACTTTGGTCAAGAGCAAAGGCAATGGCAAAGAAGAAGTTCGACGTGTATCCTTCTGCGTATGCCAATGGTTGGGCAGCAAAGTATTACAAGTCAAAGGGTGGCGGATGGCGTTCGGTCAGTGAAGAATCCGTTGAAGAAGCATGCTGGAAAGGTTACAAGCGTGTCGGCATGAAAAAGAAAGGCGATAGAATGGTTCCTAACTGCGTACCAGAAGCAAGAGAAATTATCGAGAAGGCAAAGGCAAAGTCGAAGAAAGATCCATTGACTGGTGCCAAGATCGATAAGGATCGTTTCATTCTGCCAGAAGAACAGATGGAAGAAGGATGGGTCGTGAAGAAGGGAACCGAAGTTGTTTCTACACACAAAACCAAGGATGAGGCAGACGTTAAGGCGATGAAGCATCCTCTCTATAAAGTCTATGCCAAGGAAGAAGTAGAGATCGAAGAAGCATACGGCATGTGGAAGGTAGACTTCCCTAAGCAACACGCTGGTAAGGCAGTTGCTGCTGGTTCGGTTCACGTTAAGGCACAGAACACTGCTCATGCTCACAAGGTTGCTGCTAAGAGAGTCGGTGTTGATCATAAGATGTTCAAGTCGAAGGTAACTAAGTCTTCAATTCTTCCAGAAGACCTCGGTAAGGACAATGAATGGGGTCGTCCAGAACTACGCAAGAAGTTTGCTGCTATGACTCCAGGTCAGGAAGGTATGGCAGCGGATAAGATTCCAACTTTCGATCCACGCTATGATGATGTAACAACTCAGCATCTTGGTCTGCATCCTGTTCGTGAAGGTTATCTTGCTGAGATTTCTGCGAAGGGTGCTGAAGCACGTGCTAAGTTCCAAGCAAGAGTACAAAAGGTTCTCGCTGATCCTGCAAATATCAAGAGAGCAAAGAAAGCAATCGCTAAGAAGAAGGCAGAAGAAAAAGCAAAAGAACCTGCCCACCTTGTAATGCAACTACGTAAGGCAGTAAGCATTGGTTCGAAGGTTCACTTCCAAGATGGATCGCACCACACTATTGCTCCCAATCACGCAGATGTATTCATGTCGAAGTATAACTCTGCCAAGTCTGCGATTGAAAAAGAAGCACTACAGAAGCGTGCTCATAAATCTCACTCTGAATTCATGAAGACTATTGCTGAAGCAGTCCACGAAAACTGCGGAACTCCTGACTGCTGCCAGATGTGTGACACTGCTGAGATGGGAACACACCATGTTGATTCCTACGAAGCACACAGAGGTTCTGGTGATCAGATCTCCCCTGTAATTTCACACGATGATGACGATATTCGTTTCTCAGATTTTGATGAAACTGAATTCGAGAAGGAACTCGAAGCAGATGTTCTAGCACTCAGTTGGGAAGATCTTGTAGATCTCTATGACGAAGATGAAATTGAATATGTCGATAGTCCTGAGAAGGAAGACGATGAAGAAGAAGATCTAGAAGAAGCAATCACTCCTGCTGGTCGTTTGAAGAAAAAGTTTAATGCGATGCGCACAAAGAGTCGTCGTATGATGGCAAGAAATATTGCAATCAAACGTGTCTCGACACCAGAAAAGATTAAGTCGAGATCTATTCGTGCTGCTCGTCGCATGGTTTACAAGAGACTACTTCGCAATCGCGATATCTCAACTGTATCTGCAGCAGAAAAGACAAGACTAGAAGCGCAAGTAAAGCGTATGGCACCAATGGTTGCTCGTCTATCAATAAGAGTTATGCCAGCAGTTCGTAAACTTGAGCAATCAAGAATCAAAAATGCTAGAGCGAGGAAGAAATAACATGCTATCATTCAAAGAATTTATTGCTGAAGCAACCTATCAAGGTAAGAAGGTTCCTCTTAATAAACCAATGGCAGGTGATGTTAAGAAGTCCAAAGTCTATGTCGATCCAGATGGTGACGGTAAGGCACAGAAGGTAAACTTTGGTGATAAGAAACTCTCGATTAAGAAGCATATTCCGAATCGTAAGAAGTCATATTGTGCACGTTCTGGTGGACAAGGTAATTTAAGTGATAAAACATCAGCGAACTATTGGTCGCGTAGAGCATGGGATTGTTAATATGGATGAATTACAAACAGCAATGAAGGTTGTTCTTGCAAATACATTCGGTATGTATTTCAAGGCACACGGGCATCACTGGAATGTTGAAGGAAAAGACTTCTCCCAGATGCATGATTTCTTTGCTGGTATTTACGAAGAGTTATTTGCAGCAGTTGATACAATCGCGGAAGAGATTCGCACACTTGATGATTATGCACCATACAATATGACTGAATTGGCATCAATGACTACAGTCAAAGAATCAAATATTTTCGGTGTTGATGTTTCTGGTATGATTGTGGATTTAATTGATGCCAATGGTGCAGTGATTGAAGCATTAAATTCTGCACATAAACTAGCAGATGCAGACGGTAATCGCGGATTAGTAAATCTTCTTGAAGAACGTTTAGATGTCCATGCTAAACATGGTTGGGTGCTTCGCGCAACCTCTAAATGATATAAATAGAGAAAAGATTAGAGGAAAACTACAATGAGACTTGAACAAACAATTAGAGATACAGTTCTCTCAGAAAGCATGGATATGGATGCTCGTTTGCAGCAACTAGTTCGTGCTGGTCTGATGCCGCAAAACACTCTGCCACTGCTTCGTAAGTCGATTGCTAAGGTTCAGATGGGTGCAGCACTACAAGGTCCAGAGCGTGATGTAATGGCAACATTCATCAACTCGATGATGTATATCGTTCTTGGTGACGACACAATCTTCAATAAGGCACGTGCTGGTGCTAAGACTTATGCTACTGAGGCAAAAGAAAAGCAAGAGTATGACTACGAAGGTGACATGGCAATGTCCCAACTGAAGTCAATCATTGCTAACTCGCAGCAAATGCATGATATGCTGAGTGCTGATACGAACCTACCTGAGTGGGTTCAGTCAAAGATTACTCTGGCAGAAGATTACATCACAACCGCAAGCAACTACATGCAGGGTGAGATGAACGAAGAGCGCATCGACGAACTGTCGCGTGCTACTGTTGGTCGCTACTCGATGAAGGCAAAGTCTATTGCTGACAACGAAGGTGGTAAGGATCGCACCAAGAGTCGCGAACTTGCTGGTCGTAAGAAATGGGGTGGCACTATGTCAGGTGTTAAACCTGCTCGTGTTCCTGCTACTGAAGAAGTCGAACAGGTTGACGAGATCTCAAAGGCAACACTAGGTTCTTATGTTAAGAAAGCATCAGGCGCTGAACAACCAAAGAATGTAATGTCACCAAAGAATGTTCCGTTGACAAAAATCGCTGCATACCAAGGTGACAGTGAGACAGGACACTTCGGTAAAAGATTTAACCAACACACTTACGATAAGGCAGAGCGTCTGCGTAAGAATCGTGAGACAGGAATCAAAAGAGCAGTTGATAAACTGACTAAGGAAGAAGTCGAACAGGTCCATGAGATCTCAAAGGCAATGGCAGGCCGCTATGTTAAAAAGGCTGCTGCTTCCATTGATCTAACTGCTTGGAGACAAGGATACAAAGAAGCAGGCGCTGGTAATCCTTCGAAGCATTTGGAAAAGAAGTTATCGAAGCGTCACAAGGGTATCGAAACTGCTGTCAAGAAGTTGACTAGAGAAGATGCAGAGCAGATCGATGAAGCTGGCAAACAGCACATCGAGGTAACTCATGTTACAGGCCAAAAGAGCAAAAAACCTGTTAGCGCAGATAATGCGTTTAAGGCTCTAAATCATTATAAGAGCCTTAGCACAACAAAGAGTGCGCGGATTGTGTCTGAAGACGCAGAGCAGATTGATGAGCTTTCAAAGGATACAATGGGTCGTTACATCAAGAAGGCTGCCACAAAGATAGGTACTCAAGGTGTTACAGCCGGCCTAAAGATTGCTAAAGATGAAAGATCTCAGAAAAACTTTGACACTATTGGTAAGCGCGAAAGAGGTATTTCCACCGCAGTCAAGAAACTGACCAAAGAAGATATTGATGCAGTAAAGAAGATGAATGAGTCATACAAGACTGCATTTGAAACTGCTCTAAATGAATATGGCATCAAGTCTCCCTCGGAACTTGATGAAGCAAAGCGTAAAGAATTTTTCAATCATGTAGATCAAGAATATAAAAAGGGAGACAATTAATGTCAGCATGGGGTAATTACGACAGAAAGTCACAATCGGGTACAGTAGAACTTACTGCACCTTCTATCACATTCAATGCAGCATCAGGTCACGCTGCTGGTGTTTATACTTCATCGGGCCATCCATTTCAACTTGGTGATCCTGTAGTTTATTCCAACGGTGGCGGTACTTCCGTGGTTGGTTTGACTGATGGTAGCACATACTATGTAACTAACGTTACTGCAAATACATTTGCTCTTGCAACAACAGAAGCAAATGCACTTCACAATGTTCCAACAGTCATCGCGTCGACTGATGGTGTTGGTTCGGCGCATACATTCACACTAAGTCTCGTATATGGTCGTGCAACTCTAACAGGTTCGAGCACTGCTTTTACAACTGAACTTCTAGTTGGTGATATTGTTCGTATTGATACCCAAGAAATGATTGTAATCGCTATCACCAGCGATACAGTTGCAACAGTAATTAATGCTAACCCAGGAACAACGCTAACTGCTGTTGGTTCAGGAACTAACTATAGCATCCACGAAAAACCAACTTCGATTGCTTCGGTTGCGACGACAGACTTTGAATCGACACAAGTATTTGGTGTTGATCAATACGAAATTCATGGTGACCAATCTGGTGGTTACGTGTCGGCAGTTGCTCTGATTCAGGGTGGTACTCTTTACGTTGAAGCACCTGCTGTTACCTTTGCGAATGGTGGTGGATCGGGTGCTGCTGCGACTGCTACTATCTCTGGTGGCGCTGTCACAGCAATTACAGTTTCAAATAACGGTTCATCGTATGAAACTGCACCAACTGTTACAATTGCTAAGGCAAGAGTTACTATCCCAACTTCGGGTGTAACTACAGGAACAGACACTATTGCTTACACAGGACACGGTCTTGTTGCTGGTGATCGCGTTGTCTATAACAACGGTGGTGGCACTTCTGCTACAGGTCTAACATCTGGCACAAGTTACTATGTTGCTACTGCTGGGCGTACTGCGAATGCCTTCAAGGTCAAAGCAGCAAACTCATCTGGAACTCTAGCAGCAACTGTTGCTGTTTCAGGCACTGGTGGTCAGTTTACTTGTGGTGCCTCAAGTCTCGCTGCTGGTGACCGTGTTACTATCACTGGTACTCTTGGTGGTACTGCAACAATCACTGGTTATGCAACAGGAAACGTCTATAAGGTTTCTGCTGTAACTGGTACTTCACCAAACGTAACTGGGTTCACTCTGACAGATGAATCAGGTGGTGCTCTTACCACAACTGCTGGTACTCTAACTGGTTTAACATATACAACTGAAACTGTTATTGATATTTCAGGAACAGGTAACAATGATCAGTATTTCGAAAAGTATGCAGCAACTGCCGCAACAGCAAATGCTGCTCTTGGTGTAAACCAAGGTGATTCGGTTGGTGCCTCTGGTGCTGTTGCTCATACTGGTTGGGTCAAGCGCAAGGTTCTAACTGGAGCACATGCTGGTCGTATTCAGTATGAGGTTCTCGTTGCGATGTCCAAGAATGGCATTAACAGCGATGCTTCGGACGATATCCAGTTCCCAGAGGACTAATAGAAAATGGCAGATAGCAAAGTAACCGCCATGACTGCAGCGACATCGGTCTCACCGACCGATGTCCTGTATCTCGTGAAACCAACGACAAGTCCATATGATCATAAAGTTACTGTTGCCAATCTGTTTGGTGGTATTCCAGTTCCCGTGGTTCTGGAAGACGATCTTGTTCTCGGTGGCACCGCTCAGACATTAAGTGCTGGCGGTGCCATCAGCATCACTACCTTAGTAACAAAGATTACTTCACCTTCTGGTGCAGGAACTCTTACTATTGCTGATGGAACTGAAGGACAGATTAAAGTGGTTGCTATGATCAGTAACACAGGTGGACATGCTCTGACAATCAGTGCAAATATTGGTCATTCTTCGATCGTATTCAATTCGGCAGGTGATACTGCAACATTGATCTTCTTGTCAGGAAATTGGTATTTCCTCGGGGGAACTGCGACAGTATCATAATATGATTGAACTTAATAATGATAATTTTTTGATGTTTGCAATTAAGAACTATGACAATCCCAGTTGTAATGGAATGTCAGATCTTGAAGAAGACATAAAAAGATTTAAATATATAAAGAGATTATTCAAAAGATATGAATCTTCTGGTGTCTTAAATGAACGTCTTATTTTGAATCATCTAATAATTCTTTATAATGTATTTGATAATTCAGCAACACAAATGCTGTTCTACAAAATTGAAGAGAAGTATTGGTCGTATTTAAAAACTTTTCTAGTGTTCATCAATAGAATAACTCCAGATTATAAGAATGACATAAATTTTGATTCAGATATCGTTACTAAATTAAGGGAACTTAATGTCTAGGTTTGTTGACGCACTTATAACTTATAGAATTCTACGTTTGCTGACGACTCCCTTCGATCAGCAGGACGCATATCGTCTCGGACTTATAGACAAACGTGGTAATCGTCTCAAAAAAGAAAACGAACTAAATACAACTGAAGAACAAGAGGCATACAGTCTACTTCATCGTATGGTGTTCCGCTTAAAGCGTATTATTGAGAAGGTTCCTCTTGAGAACAAACAATTCCTATCTTTTGCTACTGCTGTTGCGCTGGTAAGAGAGGGTGTCGAATATGACGACGAGATATTAGAGGAAGTATTCTATATGACACAAGAACGACAAGATGTTAAGGATCTCGCTGAGGAACTTGAATCAGAGAAGTTAAAGTCTTTCGCTCAATTCATTGAAGAAATGGGTGTTGCTGGTGGTGGTGTTGCGGGTATCGGTATCCCACATCCAACCAAGGCAAACCAAGCAGAACCTGGAATTACAAAAGGTCAGCAAGCAAGATACAAGAAAAAGAACAAGAAGAAGTCTACTGCTGCATTGATTAGAAGGAAGTAATATGAGTTTGTTAAATTTTTTCTCAGTTGGAAAAGAGATTGATACTCTTCAAGAACTAGAAATCGAAAAGGGCAAGATCCAACTTACCATTATGAAGATGGCAGCAGCAATTCTAGGCATCATCATGATGTCAGTTGTTGTTACAATGATGATTGGTCTGTTTGTTCCAAACGAGACAATCGACAACAATGAAATCTTCAAGATTATTGGACCTGCATTCTCGACAATCGTAGGTGCCTTCGTTGGTGCATTCGCAACTATGATGGGTATGAAGACTTCTGAGTTTGATCCTAACGTAAAGGTCCAGGAACTGGGTAAGACTGATCATAAAGCACTAGCAGAAGCGCATGTAATTAATGCGCAAGCAGAGTCGATCGAAGCAGATACTGAAATCAAACTGATGGCAGCGATTGACAAGTATAAAGATTCTGATGACGATTTTGGACCATTCTAATGACACAACTAACTGAACATTTTACACTAGCAGAGATGATTGTCTCACCAACCGCAAAGCGTCTTGGTATTCCTAACACACCAACTGCTGAACATATTGAGAACATGCGCTACTGCTGCGAAAAGATTCTCGAACCTGTTCGTGCTAAGTTTGGACCAGTTACAGTCAACTCTTCGTATCGCGCACCACTGGTTAATAAGGCAGTTGGTGGATCGAAAACATCCCAGCACGTTAATGGTCAAGCGATTGACTTTGAAGTCCAAGGTGTTTCGAACAAGGTCGTAGCAGACTGGGTGGCAGATAATCTAGAGTTTGACCAAGTCATTCTGGAATTCTACACTGCAGGTGACAAGAACTCTGGATGGGTGCATGCATCGATCAAGAAAGAAGGTGGCAATCGTCGTCAACGTCTGATCGCTACCAAGTCTAAGTCAGGTGGAACATCTTACACACCAGTTAAGGACTTTGATCCAAGCACTACCAAGGAAGCAGGTGCACCCGTTCAAGCAGTTGCTCAGGTTGCTAAGGCAGCAACAAAAACAGCAGCGAATGTATCTGGTCTTGGTCCAATGGCAGCACTTCAAGCGAAGTGTGGTGTCGCCGCTGATGGTAAGTGGGGTCCAGGAACTTTCAAGGCAGCAAAAGATTACTTCAAACTTTCGACTTCACAAGCAGCACACTTCTTCGGTCAGTGTGCGCACGAGTCAGGTGGATTTAAGGTATTCTCAGAGAACCTGAACTATTCAGACAAGGGACTCAACGGTATCTTCAAGAAGTATTTCCCAACAATCGCATCGACTGCTGGATATGCTCGTAAACCAGAGAAGATTGCCAACAAGGTTTATGCTAATCGCATGGGTAATGGACCAGAATCTTCAGGTGATGGATGGAAGTTCCGTGGACGTGGTCCGATCCAGTTAACTGGTAAGAGCAATTACACTCAATTCGCTCAAGATATTGGAAGACCAGATGTTCTGACAAATCCAGATATCGTTGCGACTGAACTTGCATTCGAATCAGCATTGTGGTTCTTCCGTAAGAACAACCTGTTTGCAATCGCTGACAAGGGTGTGAGTGATGCAGTTATCGGACAGATCACTCGTCGTGTAAACGGTGGTACTCATGGTCTCGATGATCGAATTAAGAAAACCAAACAATACGCAGCATGGGGATAACAACAATGCTTACTAAGATTAAAGACGCAATTAAAAAACTTTTCGGTTTCGTTGACACAAACAACGACGGAAAGATCGACATTCTTGAACTCAATGCTGCTGTCGACAAGGCAGAAGTCAAGGTCAAGGAAGTTAAGGCACAGGTAGAAACCGCAGTCAAGAAGGCTCGCGGACGTAAACCAAAGGCAAAATAATGGACACGTTGGAGACAAAAGTCGCCGTTCTTGAGCATGACCTGAAGCAAGTGCAGGTTGTGTTCGGTCGCCTAGATGTGGCGATTGAAAAGATCGGCGACGTCTCCAACTGTATCAACAAAATGCTTGCGGTGCACGATACTAAACTGGAGAGGCAAGAAAATGTCAACGAAGATATTTACCAAAGTTTAGAAGTGCACCGTAAAGAAACACAGGCAAGTAACGCCGAGTTACATTCGCGTATCACTACTACTACCAGAGAACTTGAAGCAAAAATTCAGTCCACTGAAGATAAACTTCTTTCTGCTATCAAAGAACTGAAGGGTTCTGTCGATAAAGAAGAAGAAAAACATAAAAACCGTATTGACAAATTGGAAAAAACCAAGTATATTATGATTGGTGGTGGTATCGTTATCGGCGCTATCATAACCAAGATACTTCCAATGCTTATGAAATTTATCGGATAAATCCCTTTACTTTTTCCTCGTTTCGAGGTATAACTATAGTATGAGTTTATATATTGACATCAAGTATCTCAACGCGATCGCGTATCGTCTCGAGAACTTCAAGAAAAAATCAACGGATCTTTGGAACTGCAGGTGTCCCATCTGTGGTGATTCCTCGCGTAATAAGAAGAAGTCCCGTGGTTACTTTTATCGTGGTAAGCAGGATCTATATTACAAGTGTCATAACTGTGGTGCGAGTCAGCATTTCGGGACATTCTTGAAGAACTTTGATGCCACACAGTATGGGCAATACGTTGTTGAACGTTATGCTGATGGCGGACAGGGTCGAGCGATTGCTCATAAGAATGTTGAAGCAGTGCTAAATTTTGAAGAACCAAAGTTTACTAAGAAACCAGAACCAAAACAAATCGACTCGATTATGGATCGTCTCGATACACTACCAGATGATCATGAGGTAATCCAATATGTTACTGACCGCAAAATCCCTCGCGATGCTTTTAGTCGGTTGTATTTCATATCTAATGTTAAAGATGTCATACAACTCAATGACAAATACAAAGAGTCGATCGTTACATCTGAACCGCGACTTGCGATTCCTTTTCTTGATGGCAATGGTAAACTCCTGGTTGTTAGCCTTCGCGGAATCCGAGGCGAGTCATTACGTTATATTAATGTTAAGGTAGATGAAGATGCGCCATCGATTTTTGGATTGGATCAGGTCGACCCTAAGCAAGAAGTATTCGTCGTCGAAGGGCCTCTTGACTCCCTTTTTCTTGATAATTCTATTGCTTGTGCTGGAACCTCATTCGGAAAGATTGATCAACTCCCGATCCCAAAAGAAAACATAACAATTATTTTTGATAATCAACCAAAGAACCGAGATGTCGGTAAGTTAATGAATAAGTATATTGAACAAGGATACAAGATCGTTATCTGGCCTGATGTTCCAGGAAAAGATATTAATGAAATGATTCAAAATGGATTGACTTCCGATGAAATTCAGAGTATTATAAATCATAATACGTTTAAAGGTCTAGCAGCAAAGGCAAAGTATGCCATGTGGAGGAAGATATGAGCGAGTTAGTCGCTAACGAATATGGCGTAGAGTTTGACCATATTAAAATCACAAAGTTGCGTATCCATCGAACAGACGATATGTGGTTGGTCGAGTATCGCCGCGAACCACGTTGGTTTCTTGGTCTCGATCGCTGGTGGTGGTTCGATGATGGTAGATATGCAAATTATTCAGACGCAACTGATCGTATAGATACTCTTTTGGGCATTGGTTTTGTAAGCAAAGCACAGTTCCAGAAGGTTAAGGAGTTTGAAGTCGAATAATGCTGTATACTGGATCGGGAAACATCCCACATCATATTTACTGTTGGGTTGATTCCTCGTTCATTCGCAAGGGTGTAGAACCTTATACCTTTGAACCCTGCATCTGGTTTGCTTTACATTCAAAACCTGGACACTCATGGGGTTGTCATGTTATGCTTGAATGTGGTGCTGTCTGGCGTAGTGTTCCACCGCATGCTCTGGCATTTTCCGCAGACCCAGAACCACTTTGGAAACTCGAAGATACGCAGATATGGGACTGCTATGGCGATCAGTTCTCAGTTGTTTGTTATGATTATCTGAACACTCAGCGAGCAGAGATTCGTAGCAGTGGAGAGTTTGGTCGGTATTTGTTTACTGCCATTCCCATGAATGATGGTTACAGTATGCATCCTTCGCAGTCTAAGGAGTTTATGTTTATAGAACTAGACAATGGCAGACTTTGTATCATGCCAACAAACGAATTACGATTTCATGATAAGTCATTTACCGAGGGTGATTGGCCGACTAATATTAAATTGAATACGAAGTCATGGAGAGTTGAGTGAAAGTCATTATTGCAGGTTCTCGCAATCTTGAGAACTATTTGTTGGTAGCACAGGCAATGCAACGTTGCGGGTATGTTGTTACAGAAGTTGTAAGTGGATGTGCTACTGGTGTTGACAATTTGGGAGAACGATGGGCAAGAACCAACAACATTAAAATTACAGAAATGCCAGCAAACTGGAATCGCGATGGTAAAGCAGCAGGTCCTATTCGCAATCGTGAGATGGCGAAATATGCTGATGCTGCTGTTATCATCTGGGACGGTAAGTCTCCTGGCACCCGTAACATGGTCGATGAAATGATTCGCGCCAAGAAACCCTATTATCTACAATTAACAGAATCTAATTTGGAGGATCTATTTTAATGAGTGAAGTGAATCTTATCGGTATTACCAAACCCAGCGCATACACCGAGTGCACAACTGCCAACGAACTAGTCGCATGGGCAGCAAGAGTTTCTAATCCTTCAAATCAAAACAACACAGCAACAGCACCTAAACTGGTTCAGTATCTTATTACTAACCAGCATTGGTCACCTTTGGAGATGGTTCATGTATCAATGGAAATTAAAACGACTCGTGATATCGCTCGTCAAATCCTTCGCCATCGATCTTTTTCCTTCCAGGAATTTTCGCAGAGATATGCAGACCCGACTAAAGACCTTGGATTTGTCAAGCGAGAAGCACGTTTACAGGATGCCAAGAACAGGCAAAACTCGGTCGAGTTGGGACCCGACGAAAACAGATTGGCCGAAGAATGGAACGTAATGCAAACACAAGCAACCAATGCTGCCAAGATGGCATATAATTGGGCGATTGAACGTGGTATTGCTAAAGAACAGGCACGTGCTGTTCTACCCGAAGGTAACACTGAGTCGGTGATGATCATGGCAGGTTCTTTGCGTTCTTGGGTTCACTATTGTCAGTTGCGTATGGACAAGGCAACTCAAAAGGAACACCGCATCGTTGCTGAGCAGTGCTGGGATATTATTTCTCATCACTTCCCCGATGTGAAGGCAGCACTAGATAAGATGGCAAGGTGGGATGACTTCGTGAGCAAACTACCTTGACCCAATCTGGAAAAAAGTTTCAAACTTCTCGGGACGTGATTTTTTCGCGGCCAAATTTTGAGTCCAAAAAGTCGCACGAAACTGTGACTATTCAATACGATCCTGTTTCAGAAGAACATTATATTCAGTGGGATGGTTTTGAAAAATTGGGGTGGAATCCAGGTGACACCATCATTTGGGAAGATAATGAAGACGGAAGTTTTACGCTAATGAAAGAAGAAAATATGAATTATCAAAATGACGTTGAACAGTTTATGTCTGCCGCAGACCAGTATGTTGGTGCTACTCCGCACCTCAATGAAAATAACGAGGCACAGGCAAGACTATATATTGACCTGATCGATGAAGAATTTCGTGAACTTTGCGACGGATTTCTTCGTCGTCATATCGGAGACATTGCTGACGGTGGTGCCGACCTAGTATGGGTTGTCCAGGGATTGTTTACAACTCTTGGGATTGACTTTAACAAGGTCTGGGAAGAAGTCCGTGCGTCAAACATGAGCAAGGTTTCTGATAATGGTAAGATTAAAAAGCGCGAAGATGGTAAGATTCTAAAACCTGAATCGTACTTTAAACCAGACATTGACCGAGTATTGAAGGAACAGGGACTATAAATGGCAAAAGAGAATTATCTGGGTATTGAGATTGATTTATCAAGGGACTCCCTGTTTGACAAACTAGGTATTCAGCGACTTCAAGAATCATACATGAAGGATGACGAAACGTCTCCGCAGCATCGATTCGCTTTTGTTTCTACTACCTTTGCTTCAAATCCTGAACACGCACAGCGTCTATACGAATACTCGTCGAAGCATTGGTTGTCATATGCAACACCAATTCTTTCGTTTGGTCGATCCAAGCGTGGGATGCCGATAAGTTGCTTTTTGAACTTCATTGACGATACTGCGGAGGGACTAGTTGAAAACCTATCTGAAACAAATTGGCTCAGTATGCTTGGTGGTGGCGTTGGGATTGGGTTTGGCATTCGGGCAGCAGATGACAAGTCTACTGGCGTTATGCCTCACCTTCGCACTTACGATGCTTCTTCTATGGCTTACCGCCAAGGACGGACAAGACGAGGTAGTTATGCTGCTTATCTTGACATCTCTCATCCTGATGTTGGGTTATTTCTAGAAATGCGGAAACCGACTGGTGATCCCAACATGCGTGCGCTGAACCTGCACCATGGGATCAACATCTCGGATGAATTCATGGAAATCGTCGAACGCTGTATGACCGATAAGGATGCTGACGACAGTTGGAACCTTACTGATCCAAAGTCTGGTGAAATTCGCGATACAGTTTCTGCTAAGGAACTATGGCAGAAGATTCTAGAACTTCGCATGATGACAGGCGAACCATATATTCACTTCATCGACGCATCAAACCGTGCGATGCCTGACTTTCAGAAGGCATTGGGTCTCAAGATTCATCAGTCTAATCTCTGCTCGGAAATTATTCTTCCGACTGACAAGAAGCGTACTGCTGTTTGCTGTCTTTCCTCGGTAAATCTAGAATACTACGATGCATGGTCAAAGGATCCGCTATTTCTCAAGGACATGGCAGAGATGCTTGACAATGTTCTCCAGTATTTCATTGACAATGCTCCGAAGCAAGTTGCTCGTGCGATTTATTCAGCAAAGCGCGAACGTTCTATCGGTATCGGTGCACTAGGTTTCCATGCTTACCTTCAACGTAAGGGCATTGCTTGGGAATCTGCTGTTGCCAAGGGAACTAACATGCGTATCTTCAAGCACATTAAGAAGAAGTTGGATGAAGCGAATCTAGAACTTGGCACTGAGCGTGGTGAAGCACCAGATGCTGCAGGTACTGGTCGTCGTTTCTCTCATATGCAGGCAATTGCTCCTAACGCATCTTCGTCAATTATTATGGGTAATACTTCTCCGTCGATTGAACCATGGCGTGCTAATGCGTATCGCCAAGATACACTATCGGGTTCATTTCTGAATAAGAATAAATACCTTGACATGATTATCAAGTTGGAATCTGTCAATCAGAAGGAAGGTTGGTATGATGAGGTCTGGTCCTCGATTATCGCCAACGATGGTTCGGTTCAACATCTGACTTGGATGGATACGATCACCAAAGAAATCTATAAGACTTCAATGGAAATTGATCAACGTTGGGTTATTGAGCACGCAGCAGACAGGCAGAAGTTTATTGATCAGGCACAGTCCCTCAATCTATTCTTCCGTCCTGATGCAAATATTAAGTATCTACATGCCGTTCACTATCTTGCGTGGAAGCAAGGTCTGAAGACTCTATACTATTGCCGTTCTGAGAAGATCGGTAAGGCAGACAAGGTGTCTAAGCGCATCGAGCGCGAGGCGATTAAAGAAATCGACTTTAAGGCAATGATCGACGGTGATACCTGCGTGGCATGCGAAGGATGATATGATTCAGAGACCATATCTGGAATATTATATCACATATCATTGTAATCTTAAGTGTGAAAATTGTTCGGTTGGTTCGCCGTTTATAGACCCCAGATATAGTGACTTGCAATCGTATAAACGAGATGTGGATTCCTTACGGGAATATATGCACATTGGAACTATGCGATTGATTGGCGGCGAACCAACTCTAAATCCAGAGATAGTAGAATATCTAAAGTATGCAAAAACTAGTGGGTTTGCAGATACTACCTCTGTTGCCACAAATGGTATTAAGTTACTGTCCATGCCAGATGAGTTTTGGGAATGGTGTGATTATATCAATTTAAGTGTCTATCCTAACACAGGAATAAACTACGAAAAAATATTTGAGTTGTTGTCTCGAAAAGGCAAGACATATAATGTCACAAACAAACCACTAACTACAAAGACGGTCCAGAGTTCTTCTACCGAAAAAGTCTCAGGATTTCAAAAGGTAGAATTAGATTGGGGATCCGAGTTTAGAGTGTTGGATCAGTTTGAACCGCATGATGATGAAACGGCACAGAATGTCTATGCCACTTGTTTAATGCATCAGTGGTGTCACACTTTTAAAAATGGTAATTACTATCGTTGTGGGTTTTCTATACACAGAAACATATACTATGATAGCATTGGAGTGCCGTTGGAGCAAGATTTACGGGAAACGGATAAAATTCCTATTGACAAAGATTTCATAGAGAACTATAATAAGCATGAAACATCAACCAAGATAAACATAAATGCTTGTCGATACTGTAAGGGATTTGGTGATGCAGTAAAACCTACCAATTCTCCATATCGTCAATTGACAAATGAAGAGATTTTCTCTCGTAAAATGATAAATAGTTCCTCGCTAACAGGATAGGATAGAGAAAAATGATAACACAATATTTTGCACAAATAGTATCAAAACCTGATTGCCCCTATTGCACTCTTGCTAAGGAGTTTATGGTAGGTATGGATATTCAGTATACTGAAATGGTAGTCGGAAAAGATTGCCTGTGGGAAGATATTACAGCACAACTACCAGACGTTAAGACTGTTCCCCAGATCTGGGTTAATGGCAATCATGTTGGTGGATATGACGATTTAGTGAAGTGGGCAGAAACAGTATGACATTAATGACAGAAAGAGCGTATTTTAAACCGTTCAACTATCCATGGGCGTATGACGCATGGTTAAAGCACGAGCAGTCGCACTGGTTACACACCGAAGTGCCAATGCTTGAAGACGTAAACGATTGGAAGAAGCGACTAAAGGACAGCGAGAAGCATTTTCTGACAAATATCTTCCGATTCTTTACACAGGGAGATATCGACGTGGCAGGTGGATATGTGAAGAACTATCTTCCATACTTCCCGCAACCTGAAGTGCGAATGATGCTTGCTGGTTTTGCCGCTCGGGAGGCACTACATGTTGCTGCGTATTCTCACCTTATTGAAACTCTGGGTATGCCAGAATCGACGTATCAGGAATTCCTCGAGTACGAATCAATGCGAGCAAAGCACGACTACTTTACAGATCTGTCGAATTCAAATGGCACACCTGAATCAGTCGCAACCAATATCGCTGCGTTTAGTGCATTCACTGAAGGTATGCAGTTGTTCTCATCCTTCATCATGCTCCTCAACTTCCCTCGTCACGGAAAAATGAAGGGCATGGGGCAGATCGTTACTTGGTCGATTGTTGATGAAACGCAACACGCTGAAGGTATGATCAAACTGTTCCGCACTTATGTTGAGGAAAATCGCGAACTCTGGAATGACGAACTGAAGTCGCAGATTTACACCATTGCTGAAAAGATGGTGGAACTTGAAGACAAGTTTATCGAACTGTCATTCTCTATGGGTGAGATGGAAGATCTTACTGCAGAAGATGTTAAGAAGTATATCCGTTATATCTGCGACCGTCGACTGATCAGTCTTGGTATGAAGGGTATCTTCAAGGTCAAGAAGAACCCACTACCATGGGTTGAAGAAATGATCAATGCTCCAACTCATACTAACTTCTTTGAAAATCGTGCAACCGATTATGCAAAGGGTGCGCTCTCAGGGAAATGGGATGATGTCTGGGGCGTTGCTGCTTGAGTATCTAGACTTGCCGACTATTCCTGATGAATGGTTGCCAAGTCTAGAAGAAATAAAACAACTTCCTCCATATTCTCCTCCTGCTCTGGAAGAGTTGAATTTATATTATCTGCGACAGTTGACTGATGATAGAATAATCCAGTTGTTACAACCATATTTTGATTTTAACATAACTGGACATATCTTTTATCAATATATCGGAAAAGATTTAGGTATACATACTGACTTTGGACGAAAAACTGCGCATAACTATATAATAGAATTGGGTGGTGATAACGTTATCACTAAATGGTATGACGAAAACGATCAAGTAATTGATCAGCATATCATTGAAAAGAAACGTTGGCATAAACTTATTGTTGATGTCAAACATAATGCAGAAAACATAACTTCTGATCGTTATGCGATATCCATTCACAGAATAGGAAACTAAAATGGCAAAAAGAATAACATACGTTGCTACTAGAGCAGATCCTGCTACAAACTGGTATCATCAAACTGCTGAATCATCATCAAATTCCTCATGGAATCAGAGATTATATTATATGGCAGAAAACCATGCAATATCTACCAATGTGACGGAAACTGCGACGACTCTTACTTCCGTTGTTACTTGCGCAGATGAATCTACGTATAATGAATTCACAGGATTGACTCAAGAAATTGTTTCGACAATGTCTGCATACTGTGCCGCAAATGGTATCACCTACGAAATTACAGTTGAAGACGTCTAATGGAAGAACTAGAGTGTTTCTCTTGTGATGCTGTCTTTACTGTCAACCATGACTTAGATGACGATTACTATAAAGTAAAGCATTGTCCGTTTTGTGGTTCTGCTGTAGTCGAGGAAGAAATCGATGAGTGGGATGATGGAGACTGGGACGAATAAATAGTCTACTTCGGAGTAGATTATGACAGTTAGAAAAAAACGTAAGCCGTTACCGAAGAAAGTGCATAGAGTATATTGCACTTACTTCGATGACGGCAAATTTTATATTGGGTATTCATGTAAGACTGAGAAGTTGTTCGAAAAATATTTCGGCAGTTCCTCTTATGTGACTAACTATGAAGGCGAGATGCGCAAAGAAGTTGTCGCGGAATATGACAGCAAAGCACATGCGAAAGCAGTTGAGCATCTCTTACAGTGGGAGCATAGATTTGATGAACGTTGCATAAATGATATGTGGAACGTGCGTCTTAGACTATCGCATTTGAAGACCCTAGAATTACCTGATTGGAGACCTGGATGTTTTTCGCAGCACTCTTAATGCTAGTGGCACTAGCAATTACTGGTGTCGCTGGTTATTTTTCAATATTGGGTTTGATGGCAATTTTCCCTGCCTCGCCAATCGCTGTAGCAGCGATGGGTGGTGTGCTTGAAGTCGCTAAACTTGTTACTGCAAGTTGGGTGTATCGCAACTGGGAAAATGCCAACAAACTATTGAAGACATACTTCACGATAGCAGTCGTCGTCCTTTCGTTTATCACGAGTATGGGCGTATTCGGTTATCTCAGTAAGGCACACATCGAACATACCACCGTGGGTGGATCGGCGCAATTAAAGATTGAACAACTCGAAAGTAAAAAGGCATCAGCGGAAAGGAGACTAAAGAATGCACAAACATCTCTGGATACTCTGGACCGACTCACTACTGCAGAAGATGTACTCGATGCTAACTTCATTCGAAATAGACAAAAGAGGGAACGTGCGTCCCTCAATCAAGAAATTGAAAGTGCGACTGATGACATTCAAACTGTTGAGACTGATCTCATACCGCTCAAAACTGAAAATCTCAAACTCGAAGCGGAAGTAGGTCCAATCAAATACGTTGCTGAGTTATTCTACGGTAGTGGTGATAACGCTACTGTAGATAAAGCAGTGCGCATGATGATCATCGTTCTTATTTTTGTATTCGATCCTCTGGCAATTCTTTTAATCATTGCTGCGAATATGACATTTTTAAGCTTGACAAAGAAGGAAGAATCGAGTATAGTAGACTATGTCGTCGTTGATGAAGTTGAACCAACTCCATCAACCGAAGCATTGAAAAAGGTTGTTCGCGCTGCGAAGAAAAAAAGAGTGAAGAAAAAGAAACCTGCTGTCGAGGCACCAGACTTCTTTGCGTTTGCTAAGCACGAGGATAAACCTATTTCGACTCACGACATACCAGCACCAGATCCTCCCAGAAAATCTTGGAGGGATGGTAAAATTATTATAGATGAAAACAATGTAAGGAAAATGTGATGGATACTGCTAATCAAGAATGGCGCGATGGACTTAAAAACACTCTCGCGCAGGGTGAAGCAACTGTAGTGTTTACCAAACTGAATGGTCAAGAACGCACTATGCGCTGCACGTTACAGGAAGGTGTCATTCCTCCGTATAGTGAAAAAGGAACTCGAAAGAATCCTCCCAGTGGCGATGTTCTTGCTGTGTGGGATCTCGAAAAGGGTGAATGGCGAGCATTTCGTTACGATAGTGTGAAATCAGTTAAATTTGGGGCTTGACTTTTCTCGAAAATTATAGTAGAGTAATTATATCATGAAGAAAGGTGACAATATGCATAAGTTTAAAGTTCCCGTTTCTGAGTCTAAGTATCTCGGGACTGAACCGATCTGGGTCGATAACTACGAACCCACCGACTATCAGTCCGAGTTCGGAACTGCTCTGAATTGGTATAGTTACATCGTAGAACAAAAAGATTGCCGTGCGTTCCTCGTCGACTGGTTCAAGGCAGACAAGGATAAGTTGAAGGCACTCGCGAAGATTCCTGACAAGTTACTTCCTCGCACCTATGCTAATACTGCTCGTATTGCGATGCGTGGATTCCCGATTAGTGATGAACATAAGGCACGTATCTGGGAAAAGGTCGAGGAACTTGCCAATAAGCGTATCAAACTTGAAGAGGATGATAACGCAGAACCTGTTGTCAGGATTGCTAAAGTTCTTCCTCTCGCTCCGAACTTTATCGTATCGGATGTTGATGATGAGATCGAGAATCTGATCATCGGTGAAGACACTAAGACAATGGGTCAGATTCTCATGCCATATCGTATGACTGACAAGCATTATCTCGATTGCATTGCTAAGATCGAACCGATGCTTGCTGAATTCAGCGAACTAGTTGAGGTGCGTCGACTGCCGAAGGGTCAGTTGAGTGATGATCAGATGCAACTGCTTGAATCATATGAGCATCTCTCTGGTATGAAGATCGTCAAGGATATCGTAAAGTTGCTCGAATCCTATATCAGCGATCTTAAGAAGTCCCATGTCAGCAAGCAGGTCGCTAAGGTTCGCAAGAAGAAACCGAAAGACAAGACCAAGTTGGTTAAGAATATCAAGTTTCTTGCTCAGGATACCGAACTTGGTATCACCAGCGTTGAACCTATCAACCTGCTAAACTGCAGTGAGATCTGGACCTACGACACCAAGACTCGTAAGATCTCTAAGTTCTACAGTCCGATTGGTGGTGGCATCACCGTCAAGGGTGCAGCACTGGTGGGTTATGAAGAGTCTATGTCCACCTCTCGTCTACTTCGGAAACCAGAGGTTCAACTGAAAGAATTTTCTGATCTGAAGAAAAATGACTTGACAAAATGGTATTCTGCCATTAAAAGTAAGAGTGGACCTGTGCGTGCGCGACTTACTGCAACCACACTTATTTTGAAAGTATTTTAATGAACGATAATAGTGATAACGTAACCTACCTTAAACCTAAGACAACTGAGAGGGAAATCGACAAAGAATCTCTCAGTTACTTCTTAGAAGGTGCCAGTGAATATGCAGCATATCAAGAATCAGAAGCATTTGCTGGTGCTTGTATGCGTGGTATTCTGATGGCAACAGAAAAGAAGATTGGTCTGAAGAATGAAAAGTTCCATTCGGATGCTGCCGTTATTGCTGTTATGATTACTGGGTTGTATATGAGACAGGCAGGTGTTGAATGCCCTGAGATACATTTACTTGATGATGTGCGCGAAGCACTTACTATTAAAAAAGGTGAAGAAGAATGATTGTTGTTGATTTTAACCAGACTGCTATTAGTAGCATGATGGCAGAACTAGGTGGTCGCCGCGACGTAGAGGTTAATCTGCCTCTGATTCGTCACATGATCATCAATGCCATTCGGTCTTATAAGAAGAAGTTTGGTAATGAATTTGGCGACATTGTTATCGCATGCGACAATCGTCACTACTGGCGTCGTCAGTATTTCCCCAACTATAAGGCGAATCGCAAGAAGGCACGTCAGGATAGTGGTTTCGACTGGTCTTCGATCTTCGAAGCACTACATCAGATTCGCTCAGAACTGGCAGAACATTTTCCGTATCCTGTTATTGACGTTGATGGCGCAGAGGCAGATGATGTCATCGCAACCCTCGCTGAATATTGCCAGACTTCAAACACTGATGGTCTAATGCCCTCGCAGGAACCATTCCTAATTCTTTCGGGTGACCATGACTTCAATCAGTTGCAGAAGTGGAGCAATGTCAAGCAGTATGCACCAATCCAGAAGAAGTTCGTCAAGTTGACTGAGTCACCGGAGGCAGTTCTCATGGAGCATATTATCATGGGCGATAAGGGCGATGGTGTTCCAAATATCCTTTCTGATGATGATACATTTGTTACTGGTCAGCGTCAACGTCCCATGAAGAAAGACAAGGTTGCCGAGTGGAAGAAAATGAAACCAGAAGATTTCATCACGAACGATGAGATGTGGCGTAACTTCCAGCGCAACCGTGAACTCGTTGATCTGTCGCGCATTCCAGAAGACATCAAGGAAGCGATTATAGATAGTTATGAGAAACAGAAGGGTGGCGATCGCTCCGGACTGTTGAATTATTTTATTGCAAATCGTATGAAGCAAATGATTGAGTTGGTCGATGAGTTCTGAACGTGTAGGTATTACCGCGAGTTGTTTTGATCTGTTCCATGCAGGTCATGTTCTTATGCTACAAGAAGCAAAAGAACAATGTGACCGACTAGTCGTGGCACTGCAAACTGATCCAACAATCGATCGACCTGAGAAGAATAAACCTGTTCAGTCTATCTTTGAACGGTGGGTTCAGTTGGAGGCATGTAAGTATGTCGACCAGATTGTCCCATACGCAACCGAAGAAGATCTTCTCAATATTCTGAAGTCGTATGACTGGGATGTTCGCATCATTGGTGAAGAATATTACGGTAAACCCTTTACTGGTCATGAATTGGGAATTGAAATGTATTACAACTCTCGTCGACATGATTTTAGCACGACGAATTTACGGAAGAAAATTGAAAATGGCACAAAGACTACAACCTAGACGATTCAAACAGATAAACGAGGCACTTGACTGGGCGTGCGAGGCATCAGATACTGATGAACTCGCCGAGCGAGTTCGTGCCATTTCGTTGGGTAACTCCATTCTCATGCGTTTTGTTGCGTGGGGCGTAGGTTACGAACAGGGTCCATATAATCTACCCGAAGGTAAGACTCCTTATAAGGATGATGGTGTACCTTCAAATATGGCAGATACCACAATCACGCAAGAGTTTCGTCGTATTCTGACTCTGTTGCCGGAAGGAAGCGCAAAGAATCTGCCGCAGTGGCGCAGAGAAGAAATCTGGATGCAGACTTGTAATGGTGTGCATGCAAAAGAATATGAATTGCTCGATCTGGTAAAAGACCAGAAATTGTTGGAAAAATATCCAAGACTAGCAGAAGTTCTTAGTGTTTTTCTTATTGGTTGGAAGGCACCCGAGGTTAAGAAGAAGAAAGTATCAAAAAAGTCCGAGACTGTCTCGGAGTAATCCGTGAAAAACTTTCTTTTATACGTAGGAAACGCACGAGCAGCAAGCACTTGGTTGTATGGGCAGTTAAACGTCCGTGGGGACTGTGATTTTGGTAAGATAAAAGAAAAATTCTTCTTTCAAGAAAAAGTTGATCTTTCTCCGGATTTTAATAAATCCGATTACTACGATTATTATTCGTCGTTGGCAGAACCAGAATGTATTAAATTGGTAGGTGATATATGTCCCAACAATGCATATGCTTCTCGTGATCAGTTGATTGCGTATAACAAAGAACTTTCTACTCGCAGATTTAAAATTCTACCGTTAATGACATTACGTGATCCAATAACGCAAATAATGTCAGAGGTCATGGTGTTTAAGCACATAGATCCTGTTGGTATACTTACTCAGAACACCAAGACACTTGACGAACATGGAAAAAATATTGTTTCAACCATTATGAGTCAGCATGATAAAACTCATGTCGTGACTATAGATGATATTATGAAACATGCTACTACTCCATTGTTGTGGGATGTTTTCCCGTGGTCACAAACAATTGATAATTGTAATGCGGTATTCGGTAAGATAAAGATTAATTTCTATGAGACTTTGTTCAATCCAGATTCTTTAAAAGGTATCACAGATTACCTTGAAATTCCATATCATGAATTTAACTACCAGCAAAAAATATTTTCTCTGGGAAACAGGGTTGAACTGACTGAGGATGATAAACAAACTGTGTATGAGAATTATCCATTCTATAAAGAAAACTATGAGTTTGCGGTAGAACAATTCGGAAAAGACTTCATAGAAAGTATTTGGTGGACACCATATAAATAACTTTTCTTTCCACTACATGTAAGGTACTTCGATGGGCGCAATTTTGGAACATAAACATTTGATTATTCGTGCAGAACTGACGAATCCTCCGCAATGCGCAGAAGCGATTCAGGACTGGATGAAACTTTTGGTCGATAAGATCGGTATGAAGATTCTTATGGGTCCATATGCAGTTTATTCTGACATGGTTGGTAATCGCGGACTGACTGCAGTTACAATCATAGAAACTTCGCACATTGCCATGCATGTGTGGGATGAGGTCGAACCTGCTTTGATGCAACTGGATGTTTACACCTGTTCGAAATTGAACATTGACGATGTCTTCGATGCTCTACAACAATTTTATCCATTGCATGTTGAGTATAAGTATATTGATCGTGAGCATGAATTGACGTTGATTGACAAGGGTGTTGCTTGAAATATTTTCTGTTTCAACACAAGACAGAATTGTGGATCGTAAAAGATCCGAACCTAGTTCCGAAACCTCGTGAGTTAATTCTACAAACAACAAACATAGAATTACTCCGAACGACTGCTAGTAAGCAACAAAAAATAACCAAGACAATCGATAAGGTAACTCGTCAGCGAAATAAATGGCATACTGACGAGGGAAGACAAAAAATCGCTGAAGCAAAAATGGGCGATAAGAACCCAAATGCCAAAGGATTGACGAACGAACATCGGGCGAAAATCAGTAGGACGATGCGAGGAACTCGACGTGGTGAGAATAATCCGATGTATAATCGGAGACACTCATACGAAACACGTCGAAAAATGAGTATGATGCAAAGTATTCGTGTTCGTAAATGGTGCGTTGAACCCAGCGGTAAAACGCATCTGGTTGATCCGAGAACTTTCATTCTACCATCGGGTTGGGTATGGGGTAGAACCTACGAT